CGAGGGTGAGCACCCGCCCGCCCGGACCGTCGAGGTAGCGCACGTAGCTCGTGGACTCCATCGTCGGCGTCGCCGAGGCGCCGGCCGGGGGGTAGCCGCACCACTGCGCCATCGCACCGCCGACGGCCGCGATCAGCGTGTCAAGCGCGGTGTCCTCGTCGGTGCCGGTGAGCTCGGGGATGTTCGCCTTCGCCTCGGTGGCGGTGATGAGCGCCATCACGCACCCCCACGGGTGCGGGCGGGGCGCATCTTCCGATCCACTGGAGGCCCGTCAAGTGCTGCCACCGTCGCGGGGGTCGGCGAGACGAGCTCGACGGCGCCCGGGAAGGTGGCGGCCATGTAGGCCGCAGCCTCGTCGGGAAGGGCACGCACCTCGCCACGCATCCAGAGCTCGGTGAGCCCCGGGCGCGAGCCGCGGTAGTGGTCCATCCCGACGAGGCGGTACATCACTGGCGGATGCCCCGGAGCACGGCCACGACCTTGAAGTCGTATGCGGGGCCGGTGCCGGCCTTGGTCACGGCGCACGAGAACACGCCGCCCGCGGCGAGCTGCATGGCGGTCCCGACCGCGGCGGCGGCCAGCGTCATGCTGATCGGCGTGCCCGCGACCATCGCCGCGCCGCCGGTCACCTTCGTGTTCTGCGTCGCGAGGGTCGTGCCGCCCTTGGCGACGGTGAGGGTGATGTAGTTGGTGTCGTCGGCGGTCACCGCGACGTTCGGCACGATGGTGAAGCCGGTTACCTCGGCGATCTCGCCGAGCGAGTTGTAGATGTACTCTTGGGCCGTGGCGTTGGTGCCAGAGACCTTGACGGCCATGGGGATGGAGTTGACCATTGTAGCCTCGAAGGAGAAGAGGAACGAGAGGGGGTGAAGGGGGAACGGGGGCGGACCGAAGCCCGCCCCCGTCAGTGGCTCAGCTCAGCCAGTTGTAGCCCCAGGCCACGACCTTGCTGGAGGAGCTGGACTGCGTGTAAAGGCCCTGCCGGGCCGTCGCCACGACGTTGTAGGCGCCGCGGGTGATGTCCTTGTCCTGCTCCACGGTGGTGGAGCGCACGCGCCAGGTGCCGAACTGATCGGTCGCCACGGCGAGCATCCCGGAGAGCGCGCCGGAAGCGGTGAACAGGCCGGTCGCCGCGAGGTCCGCGCCCATCCATCGGGTCACGATGAGCGGGTGCCCGGCGATGCTGGCGAGCTGGCCGGTGAGCACGGTCGCCATCGGCCCCATCTTGTCGACGGTGAGAACCTCGGTGAGCGCCAGGAGCTTCTTGAGGTACACCTCGGGGGAGGTGACCAGCGCGACGCGGGCGGCCCCGATTTCGCCCATGCTCGAGACGAGCGTGAGGACCCCGGCCGTGGTCTGCGTCGAGCCCATGTCCGTGGTGGAGGTGCGGTCAACGGAGATGCGGCGGAGGCCCTTGAAGCCGCGGCGGTGGTCCGCGGCGCCACCGAGGCCGCTTGAGCCCCAACGGCTGCGGATGTTCCAGGAGGCGATGGTGTCCTCGTGGGTGGCGGTGGTGTCGCCGTTGATGCAGGCGTCCTCGTAGCCGTCGTTGATGGCGCGGGCGGCGCGGCGGGCGACCTCGGGCATGAGCGCGAAGATCGCGGACTCGGCGGCGGCGTCGTCGATCAGGAACCGCATCGCGAAGCCCGGGGGGTCGATCGTGTTGCTGCCCGAGGTGAGCTCCGACGCGGTGTACTGGCTCGGGTCGTTGGAGCTGGCCTTGCCCTTGAGGTAGGGGCGGCCGTTGTCCACGATCGTCGGGATGATCACCGGGCCAGGGATCTGGGTGACGGCGAAGAGGTCCGACACCGCGGTCTTGAGGTAGAACTCCTCGTAGAGCGCGTTGATCGGAACGTCCGGGATCCACTCCGCGCCGGAGCTCGCGGTGTCGCTGATCGACTTCTCGATCGCGTCGCGGAAGCCGCCGGCGGTCGGAGCCTTGGCGACGTGGGCGAGCACGCGGGCGTCGAGCTCGGGGGTGTTGCCGATGCCGCGGACGGCGCGGGCCACGGAGCGGGCCGCACCGAGGCGGATCAGCTCGTGGTGCCACTCGTTCTCGGGGCGGTCGGTGAACAGGCCCTCGCGCTCCACGGTGACCTGCTGACCGGCGAAGGTCACGGTGTCCTTGGCGGACTTGAGGATCGCGCCCTTGGTGCCGACGTACTTGGAGAAGTCGCCCGTGCCGGTCGGGGTGACCTCACGCATCTTGGCGAGCGCGATGGCCTGCTCGTTGGCGCGGAGCTTCTGGCCGAAGTCGGCCACAGCGCGCTCCAGCGCGGCCTTGTTGTCGGCATTCTCCTTCGCCACGGCCTTGAAGCGCGCGACGATTTCGGCCGGGTTGGCGGGGGGGGTGTTGAAGTCGATCGTGGTGTCCATGCGGACCTCAGCTCTTGTGGAACAGGTGAGACAGGGAGCCCTCAGCGGGGGATTCCGCCTTGGGGAACAGGTGGTCGAGGCCGCTGCCGCGCACCGTGTCGGCGAGAAGCGCGGCGTAGGTGGGGTCGCCGGCCAGCTTGTCGAGCACCAGGTCAGCGGTGCGCTGGGCGATGGCGTCGAGGTCGACGGCGGCGCGCTGGGCGCCGCGAACGGCGATGGCCTCGGGGTTGGCGGGCACCGCGACGATGCTCACTTCCAACAGCTCGCAGTCGAAGTACACACAGCCGTAGCCGTCGGACTTGCGGGGGTCGCCGTCGGGAAGGTCGCGCCGCATGATGATGCGACCGGGCGAGAAGCCGACGGAGACGGCGTTGATGATGCCGTCCTCTACGTCGTTCATCACGTCCTGCG